CAACAACAACGGATACTCGAAAAACTGCATCTCTGTTTTTGGTTCTGGAACCCTCGTAGAGGACTGCGAGTTCTTAAACGTCGGTGTTGGTTCGACTGATCTAGTTGGAGGCACTCCAGAATCTTTCACAGTCTTCGCGAAACTTTCGTCCTCAAACGCAGACGGATCGCAGGGCGCAATCGTCCGCCGCTGCATATTCCGAGACGTCGGAAATTGCACAGCGTCCGGAGTTTCGACAGTTGTCGCAGAGAACACCTGCGTGTCGATTGGCGGTTACATCGACTCGAGCGCAAATTACCTCTATGCCAGCGGCGTGGTTGTCGAAGACTGTAAGGTTTCCGGGTCGTACAACATCACGACTCAACGCGCACCTTTGCACGGTCTTTCGGTTTCAATCACCAAGGGGGCGGTCGTCACTCGCAACTTTTTCGACGGTTATCAAGGGGTCTGCTACTACGCGGACACATGGCCGCAAATCGGAACCAAAATCTACAACAACAAGGCCACCAACGTCTGGGGCTTTGTCCAGTTGAGTGCGTACAACTGGAACCGTGTGACAGGCGCTCCACTTTATCGGATCCCGTATTTCCAAGACATCTCGATCACCCGGAACACAGCCACAATCGTTCAAGGCGCTGTCACATACTACAATTACACAGTCGCCGCAGACTACGGATTCGTTGTCGCTTATCTCTACGACTACGACCTGTTCCCGACATATCCCGGCCACACAAACGTGCAGGTTTCCGGGAACTCGTTCACACCGGCCACTGGCAGGAATTACGTCATGTGGAACATCGGTGGATGGTGGCCTCCAATCAACAACTTCGCGGCTCCTCCGACATACAGCTACGTCAACCCAACGATTTACGAGACCGCGTCTGGAGGGGTTGTTGGTGAGTTCAACACGCCCAAGATTTTCACGCTGCCAGTCGATTGGCGCGAGTTCGGTCAGTCGTTCGAGAACAAGGCGATCCGTGACCAGATCGGTTTTGGACGCGAGAAGTTCGAGAAGGTCTACACTCTGGCGAACGCATCGGAGTCTGAACTCCGAGCGATTTCGCAAAACCAAAACGAGATTGGGAAGATGCTCCGATTCTTCCAGCTCCACGGGACTGGGGGATCGTTTTGGGTTCCGGTGTGGAGGTCTGCGACAAACCTCTCGGCAAACATCGCGGCGGCATCGGTCACGTTCACTGTTCAATCGGCAACTGGATTCAAGGTCGGCGACTGGCTGGCGTTCATGCAGCCCGCAGGAATCGTTGCTCGTTCTCGAGTTGTTTCGATTGTCGGGACCACAATCACAGTCTCATCCGCTCCCGGTGCGCTCTCAAAGGACGCCACTGTGGTCGCGCCGCTTGTACTCGCCCGCGTGCAGCGTCCGAGGCTCCAATTCGACTGGAGCAACGACAGCGTCGCGGAGGCTCGATTCCTCGTGTCCGAGGTCCCGCAGGAATACTTCGAGGGAACAGACCAGATCACGTCCAAGAATCTCGGCCTGCTGCTTACCCGCGGATACATCTACGAGTTGAGCCAGACCATCGGAGGCACGACGACCACGACACGGCTTACCTCGTTCGAGCGCGATCTGACGGTGCTCGGTCAAACGTACACGGCGCGAAAGATTGACCACGGTGCGATCAAGCAAAGCCTCTTCCTGGACCGGGACGAGATCGACGTCCGGTCAGACGTTGTCGCCGCGGATCCGTTCGTGAAGATCGCCACGAACCAATCTGAGGCTCCCCTGCGCCTCACCATCAAGTCCGTCGACGTGGTTGGATCTGTTGGTACAGACTCGCAGGTTCTGTTCACTGGAGACGTCGTCAGCGTCGCCGTAAAGGGTTCTCGTTTGACCGCCAAAGCGGTCTCGGCTGGAACTGTGTTCGATAGGCAGTATCCACGCTTCCGGATGCAGGTTGGCTGCAACCATTCTCTGTTCTCGGTGGGTTGCGGATTGCTGACGAGCAACTGGAAGTTCACCGGCACCATCACAAATCCCGGCACGGCTGGCTTCCCGTTCGAGTTTGTGCTCGGATCAATCGCCCGGGTTGTCGGTGTTCTCCCGACGATCTCCGCGGGTTGGTTTTCCGGCGGCTGGATCGAGATTGGGTCCGGGGACTCGATGGTCCGACGTGCGATCATCAACAACACTGCGTTGTCCGCTGGATCGCTCACCGTGACGTTGTCCCGCGACCCGACGCCATTCCCTGCGGCTGGGACGACGGTGGCTATTTACCCCGGGTGCGACGGTGCTTTCGCGACGTGCAGCAGCAAATTCTCGAACCAGTTGAACTTCGGTGGGCATCCATTCCTTCCGCCTAGCAACCCGTCGATGTTCCGAGTCTCGAAGAACATCGGAGGAGGAAAGAAGTGAGCTGGTGGACTCCAGAACGTTTGTCTGTCCTTGAGGCCGAGGCCGTGTCGTGGATCGGCACTCCGTTCGCTGCGAACAGTTGCAGCAAGGGTGATGGGGTCTCGTGCGCGAAGCTCTGCGGGGCGCTCTACACGGCAGCAGGATTCGAGGGGATCATTGTCCCCGACGGACAGACCGCGCACGCACGGTTCAATCAAGCGTCGATCATCACGCCGTTCTTCGACGGCCACCCATACTTTGCATCCGTAGACCCAGCCTCTCGTATGGCTGGAGACGTCCTCGGATTCACGATTGGAAAATGCGTGCATCACATGGGAATCCTCCTTGGTGGAGATCACTTCATCCATTCGTGCGACCATGTCGGAGTGATCGTCTCGGATGTAAAAGACGCGACGTGGCTGAGTCGGCTGTCTAACGTGTGGAGACCTAAAGCATGAAGGGCGCGAGCAACATCAAACCGGATCCGGAGCTGGAGATCGCAAACAACAACCCGGACGACTACTCGACCAACCAAGAGGCGACTGTCATGCCGTGGTTCACCGGAGAACAGAAAATCGCAGTCCGGTGGATCTCTCCAGTTTACGAGCAACAGACCAAGGCGGTCACAGATCGCCCCGGCAAAAAGTAAGGAAACACTATGGGAGGCGGAGGAAAAGGCGGCGGCGGCGGGGCATCAACTTACGACTACTTCGGCTCGATCGCCGGTGCGATTTGTATAGGACAGATCGACTCGATCCTCGCGATCCTCATCGACTCAAAGATCGTTTGGCCGAAAGAGCCGGAGTGGAAATCCGGTGAGTCCATCTCAATCTACGCGTTGAGGACGTACAACGGCGCAGTCTATCAAGCGCTCCAAAGTCACACGACGTCCGGTGCCAACCAGCCGCCTAACTCCAGTTTCTGGACGCGCTACCAGTTGGTCCGGCCTGCGGCTCCCACTTGGACTGCTGGGACGACGTTCCAGCAGTACAGTTACTGCACGTTCAACGGGACGGTCTACATCGCCGTCCAGACCCACACCTCAGCGGTTGCCAACCAGCCTCCCAACGCGACCTATTGGGCAGCGTCCCAGATTGGCCCGCAATCGATCACGGTTCCGGATTATGGCACCGCGTATCTTTACTGGGGCACAGACACCCAAACGCTCGACACTGTCTCCGAAAAAGTCCTAAGCGACAACGGTCACCCACCGTACAGAAGGCAAGCGATTCTCGTATTGCGGAACTTCTATTTCGGTCGCGAACGAAACGCTGCGCCAAACGTCGAGGTGATCGTCCGGAGGGCTCCGCAACAGTCTGCGATCCCGTTGTCATCGAGTGCAGCCTACCTAGGAGATGGACAGGCCAACCCGGTTGGAGCGCTGGTCGACTTGTACACGAACCCGGTCTATGGGGCCGGACTCACGCTCGACGCCGTTGGAGGACCAGACTCAACGACAGCCGCGGCAACGGCGAACGCTCTGATCACAGAAGCAAACCAGACGTGGATCTCTCCGATCCTCCAGCAGGCCAAGACGCTGCGCCAATTCACCGCGGACATGCTCGCGTATTTCGACGGCTGGATGCGGTTCTCGAAGTCCGGCGAGATCGAGTTTGGGAAGTTTCCGCACAACACCGCCGCTCCGGTATTCACTCCCGCAAATACGATCGACTTCTCCGATCTCATCGACGAGATCACCTACTCAGCCGAGGGTTTTGCGAGCACCTACAACCAGACCCAAGTGAAGTTCAACGACCGCGAGAGGTCGTTCAAAGACAGCGCAGTCAACAGCGTGTCTGGGTGGAACATCGCGGTGACCGGTGAGCCCAGGACAGCGAAGATTGACCGCCCGTGGATCACGCGACGCCAGCAGGCAAGCGACCACGCAGCCGAGTGGCAGAAGATTTACTCAGAGCCAAAGGTCAGTGGGAGCCTCGTGGTCCGCTCCGAAAAGGCGGAGACGATCCTCCCCGGCGATCTATTCCTTCTCACGCACGACGATCTCTCGGTGTCGATGGTTTGCCGGTGCATTGGCAAGGACATCGCGCAACCTCCAGCGGGTCGCGTCACGATCCGATTCGAGACTGACAGGGCGTCGTCCGGCCTGCCGTACCAGCCGACACCGGCGGCAAGCTCCGGCATCGAGTACCCAGACGCGGAACAGATCACGCTCTACCAGTTCTTTCAGCCTCCCGCAGGAATGATCGAAGGCGCTGAGACCTATTCTCTTTGCGCTCTGATGGCCCGCACAAGCGCTTTGACGACCGGGGCCACGGTCTACCTACAGCAGGAGGACAAGTCGGCCTTCTACGAGTTGGAGAAGACCATTGGGTTTGCTGTCCACGGAACGCTTTCGCAGTCTTACAACCCAACGATGACCCGCACGACGTCGACTCGTGCGCGGACTTCTAACGTTGTCACGATCACCACGCCGACAGCCCACGGTCTGATGGCTGGAATGACTGTCCAGATCAGTGGTCTAGGAGGAAACGGCTTCAACGGTCGGTTCCAGATCGAGACAGCTCCCCCCAATTCTCCAAACCTTTTTACCTACATATCGCCGGGAGCAAACGTCGGCACGACAACCGACACTGGCGGCACGATCGACCCGTTCAACGACGACGTAAGCGAGGATTTCCGTTTCACGCTCAACGCGAACTCGGTGTCTGCTGACGTCGCTCGAATCCTGTCGGCCACCCAGACCGAGGACGCGATCAACGACCGTCGGATTTACGTCATGTCGTTCGACTACACGGACACGACTAAGTTCGAGATCTTCACCCTGCGCGCTGCCGCGGTCACGAGTGGAGTCTACCGTCTGAAGCTCCGCCGACAGGAGTTTGGATCAACCAAACGTACCGGAGCGACCGGTGATCTTGTCTGGATCGGATACCGAAGCGACCTCGTGCCGCTTCAGCCCCAGCAGTTCATCGGAGCGGTTGCAGAGAACAAGAACGTCACGTTCCGAATCCAGTCCCAGAACGGGGTCAACACTGCCGATCTTGCTGACACGACAGTCTGCCCCAACATCGCGTTCGCATTTGCGGACCCCTACAAGCCGGAATTCGTTTTCGAGTCGGTCCGGAAGGACGGTGTCGAGATCACGGACTTCTCAGTCCACTACGAGACCGACGACGTGTGGAACGTGAGCGGCAAGATCACAGACAAGTCCGGCAACATCACCGATTCTTCGGTCTACGCTCTCGACGGCGCAATCAAACTACCAATCTGGATCAACGCCTCAGAACCGGTCGCCGAGGTGCGTTTTGCGACTCGTTTCGTTCTGCCGTCCGTCGGGACATGGCAGGTCTTCGCAGAGGCCCGCGATTCGTCTGGGCGCATCGTCCGAAAGCAACTCACCGCGGCGGCTGCTCCGAACACACCGGTCACGATCCAAATCCGCCAGAACAACCAAGCGGCCACACCAACGGCCAGCCCAGTCGGACAAGTGTTCCCTCAAGGCACCGCATGGCCAAAATCGGTGACGCTTTCATCTGCTACGGCTGGAAGCTCAATCGACTACGAGATTGTCGACGTCGGAGCGATCTCAACCGGGACTTGGACCACGATCGCTGCGACGAGTGGAACGGTGTCCGTTGCGTTGAACAAACGCGTTTACGCTCGCGCCCACACAACCGGCCAGAACTACAGTTCGACCGTATTTTGGGACTACACAGAAGCGTGGAACACGCTTAGGCCAAGCGGCGGAACGATCTCAACGACGGCGTCTTAAAACTGGGCTTTTTTGCGAGAAACCGAAGATTTTCACGCTTCGTTCTTTTCGTGCCGTCGTCTCGCCGTAGATTGGTGACGCATTGAACGCGCACTCGCAGCAGACTGACGACACGTTGTTGACAGCCCGGCAGGTCGCCGAACTTCTCCAACTGTCTCCCCGCCGGATCCGTGAATACGCGGCGAGTGGGAAAATCCCAGCGATCCGTTTGAACAAGCGTGATCTCCGTTTTCATTGGCCGACCGTTCTTCAGCGGTTGGCTGAAAGTTGAAACCAAACAAAGTATCCAATGAACCAAACCAAACAGTCAGCGCTCGCGGTTATGGCGAGCAAGTACAGCGTCGAGGCTCCCAAGCTCCTCGACACCCTCAAGTCGACACTGATGCCGAAAGCGTCAAACGAGGAGATGATGGCGTTTGTCCTCGTGGCCAACAGTTACGACCTCAACCCGTTCACGAAGGAAATTTACGCCTTCCCAAACCGGTCTGGCGGCATCTCTCCGGTGGTCAGTGTGGACGGCTGGATGAAACTGATGAACCGCCAGCCCCAGTTCGACGGGATATCGTTCCGCTGCGAGGAGGCCGACGGCAAACCGGTTAGCGTCACTGCCACTATCTACCTCAAGGACCGCTCAAGGCCTGTCGAAGTCACCGAGTATTTTGCCGAATGCTACCGATCAACGGAGCCTTGGAAATCCCACCCGCGGCGGATGCTCCGGCACAAGGCTCTCATCCAAGCTGCTCGCGTCGCGTTTGGCTTCTCCGGAATCACCGACGAGGACGAGGCCGCGAACGTGGTCAATCTCAATGCCGAACCCGCAAAGCCGATCTTTAAGGAGCCGAAGTCTGCGGAGGTCATCATCGAGACGAAGGCCATAGAGGCCGAGAAAACGATCCAGCAGCAACTGGCGGACATCGTGGTTGGCGCTGGATTCACATGGGCTGCGTTTGAACCGTTCGCTGTCGGGCTCGATCTAATCGAGGCTGGTAAGTTCACGACCTTCGACGACCTGCCGGACGATGTTGTGACCAAGTGCCTAGTGGCCAAAAATGGGATGGTGCGCGCTTTGAAAGGGGGAAATAAATGAACCCCAAACTTGAAGCAATCGCTGCGGAGGCCGGAAGGCAACTCTCGGCTCTAATTGGGGAGGCCGCTGACGACATCGCCCGTGGCATTGAAGTGGCCGTTGAGGAGGCGCAGGCAAACGAGACGGAGGCCAAGTTCTCCATCTCGTTCGCAGTGCAGTTGAACCTCGACCGCAACACGGTCACACACCGGCTGGCATTTGCGACTCGGCACAAGTTTGAGAGCGTCGGCTCGATGCCGGATCCGGACCAAATGAAGCTGCCGATTGGAGGTGACCATGAGTGACGAACGCGAAGGGCTCCCTAGTGCGTCAGCGTTCTCGCGATACGCTCTTTGCCCCGGATCGTGGGCTCTGGAGCAGACAATCCCAGAGGAACGCACCAGCGACGACGCTGCGATGGGAACACGCATTCACGCTGCGCTGGCCGGGGAGAGGGTGCAGCTTAACGACGACGAGAATCGGATCGCTGATCTATGCAGCGAGCACGAGTCCCGATTGGTCATCGACACGTTCGGACCGGTCGTCATGTCCCCGGTGCGCGAGGAGCGTCTCTGGGGCTACGATCACCGGCTCCAGCGGACGTTCTCCGGAAAGCCGGACGCGGTGTATGTCCACGAAGGCCGGGCTCTTCTGATCGACTACAAGACTGGCCGAGGATCGGTGGAACACGCATCGGAAAACCTCCAGCTCCGAGCGCTTGCAGTGCTGGCGGCAGAGAAATGGGAAGTCCACGACGTCACGGTCGCGATCATTCAGCCGATGGCCGGACATCCCACAATGGCCCGCTATCGCGCAAACGATCTCGATAGGGCGTTTTTCGAGGTCAAAGGGATAGTGGACTCGATCCGGCTGCCGCACGCGCCCAGAAGGCCAAGCGCGGACGCCTGCAAATGGTGCCGAGGGAAGGCCGCATGCCCCGAAGCCCGTGAGGCTGCCGTTGCCCCGGTGCTGGACCACGCGCCGGTGGGCATAACGCCGGACGCTATGGCTGCAACGCTGACGTCTGAGACGTTGGGCCTGTTCCTCGAGCGTGCAGCGATGGCTGAGTCGATTATCGAGGCGTGCAGGGCAGAGGCTCGACGCCGCATCTCCGAGGGAGAAAAAGTGAAGGGTTGGAAGCTCAAGGAAGGCGCAACCCGGGAGACCATTACCAAACCGGAAACGGTCTTCGCTCGCTTCTGCGAAGCCGGTGGCACCAGCGAGCAGTTCCTGCCGGTTGTCACCGTCGCCAAGGCAAAGCTCAAGGATGCCTTGAAGACCGTCACCGGAACCAAAGGCAAAGATCTTGAAACCAAACTTTCCGAGCTGCTGGAAGGCTGCACGGAGTCCAAACAAACAACACCAAGTCTAGTTGCAGAATGAAAACAGAAGTCGAAATGGTCCGTGAATTCATGACCGCGTTCGGACAGCGGACACCATCAACGCCGTGCCTACCGGACGGCGAAACTCAACGCCTCCGGTGGCTCCTAGTCGCCGAAGAAGCGAAGGAATTGGGAGACGCTAACACCATGGTGGACTACCTCGACGCCGTCGGGGATCTCCTCTACGTCGTGTTCGGTTCTGCCGTCGCAGCAGGTCTCAGCGCAGAGGCTGTCACCGCTGCGTTTTTCGAGATCCACCGCTCAAACATGACCAAGTTTTGGTTGCCGGAGGAGATTGAGACGATGCCGGGAAACTGGACGGCATCACCGGCTGGCAACGGTCGGTTCGTCGTACGCGATGGAACAGGCAAGGTTCGCAAGAGCCCATCGTATCAACCCGCACGATTGGAGGAGTTCACGCGATGAACAAGATGCAGGGATGGTGCGTTGGCACCGTTTATTCCGGCCCACACCGCGTCGAAACACACGGAGGGAAGTCCGGTGTCGAAATCATCGTCCGACTCAAGGAACGGGCCACAGAAGACGGCAGAGCGTATCATCAAAGGGTTGTGGTTCGCACCTACCAACGGGACCACGAGGATCTCATGCAGACACTGAGAAAAGGCTCGCAGGTGATCTGCCACGGCGAGGTCGATGCAAAAATCCATGAGGCGGAAGCCGGTGGAGTGTTCGCAAATCCTCGGATCATCGGTCGAATTGACCCGTTCGAGCCCGACGATTACCCGGACCATGGCTAGGCCCACGAGCATGCAATTCCGAGTCTTCGGCGTCCCAAAAGCGCAGCCACGGCCGAAGGCGTTCCGCCGCGGCAATCACGTCGGCGTCTACGACCCCGGCACCGCTGCTGGCTGGAAGAAGCTGATCCAAGACGAGGCTCGGAAGATCTGGTCCGGACACAAGCTAGTCGGACCGCTGCACGTCACGGTTGGGTTCATCATGCCGAGGCCGAAGTCGCATCTCAAAGGCGACGGATCGCTGCGAAAGCAGGCTCCGATCCATTGCACCAGCAAGCCGGACGTCGACAACCTCGCGAAGGCTGTGCTCGACGCACTGACGGATCTGGGCGTGTGGCGTGACGACAGCGAGGTCTGTTTCCTCGACATCGGGAAGGTCTACGGAGCCGAACCCGGAGTCATAGTTTCGGTTCAACCGGCGTGCGACACTTCGCACATCGTTTGTTCCGTGTAGTGGTTGGTCATCCCCGGGGGCGCGCATCGGGAACAAACGCGCAACTCGCCCAGATTTGAGGGGTCGAAAAAAAGTTCAAAAAGGTGTGGACGACATCCATCCTTTGCTTTAAATCTAGGTGCGTCGCGAGGGAAGCCTCCGGCGAGTATCACAACAAATCTTGTATGACTAACCATCACCCGATCTGCGGATCGCACTTCTCGGCGAAAACCCTTCGGTCCCTTTCCAAAAAGGGATTGTTCCTCGTGAGCGCAACGTATGTCCCCGGCGAAGACGGGACTTACGCAAACGGCGAAACCGCCTACGCTCTCAGCAACGGCAAGCTGGTGTCGTTCCTCGACGTGCTCAAGCTCGCCGAATAACTCACAACGGGGGCCGCGCATCCCACACGCGGAATTTCACAACCAACCAAAAGTATCACACCATGCGCAACTCCCAGTATCTCAACGATTATCTTAGCTCTAACAAGTCCCGCGGAACAGGCAAGGGCCTCACAGTTGGCAGTTACATTACATACGTCCTACGCGGATCAGCGAAGTCCTATTCCGGAAAGTATCGCCGCGCACTGGAGAACAGCCTTGACCGCGAAGTGGCAGCCGGTCGCGTTCGGATCGGGGCGTCAGCCCTTGGGCGGACGGCATACTACCTCGTCGAGGCTCTCTGAGCCTCTTTCACCCCATGTATCACAACAAAAACGAACGTATCACTCCAATGTGTTTATCTGCGATCATCGCAATCCTTGTGTCCATCGAGTCCAACGGCAACGACCTCGCAATAGGCGACGGCGGCGCAGCCCGTGGTCCGCTCCAGATCCACCGCAGCGTGGTGGAGGACGTCAATCGGATCAGCGGCAAATCATTCCAGTGGCGTCGCATGACTAACCGCTCCGAGGCCACGCAGGTCGCCACCATCTACCTCTCGCACTACGCCACCGAGGCCCGGCTCGGACACAAACCGACCGGCGAGGACGTGGCGCGGATCTGGAACGGTGGCCCCAACGGTTATCGCCGCGCCGCGACCGATGGCTACGCCCGCAAGTTCAAGGCTTTCTCAACCAAGTAAGACCATGAGACAACGACCCCAATCCATCCAAGTCACAGACAGCCTCCCGCCGGAGGTCAACATCAGCCCGGACTACGTCAACGCCAAGTTCCGAGCATGGTTGCAACGCCGCGGACTGACTGACCCATCGTTCCAAGATGAGCTGAAGGCCTTCGACAAACGATCCCAGTTCTCGGTTCGCCGTAACCGTCACTCCAAATCCAAAACCAAATGAACAAACACCTGCAAATTGCGCTGTTGCTCTGGGGAGCCTGCGCCTTGTTCCTGCTAGGGTATCTGGCCGCTGGGGGTGCCCTGTGAGCCCTCTGGAACGCCTTGGTCTCACCCGGGACCAAGTCCTCAACACGCTGCGCCCCGGGGTCACCGCGGTACCGGAGACAGTCAAAAAGCCGATCGTGAGCGATTTGATTGACGCGAGGCTCAAGGCTTCCGTCGAGCGGTTGGATCGCAACGGACAGACCGTCATGCAGATCGCACGGGAACTCCGGATCACAACTGGGGCAGTCCGCCGGGCTCTCGGTAGGACCGGCAGGGGAGGACCGCGCAAGGATCGGCTGTTCCATCCAAAGCTCACCGCAGACCAAGTCCGCGAACTGCGACGACGCTACGATGCCGGGGAGAGGGTCGTAGACATCGCGAAGATCATCGGGTGCAGCATCGCATCCGTGACCCACATCGGAAGCCGACAGACCCGTCTGGACGTCGTTTGACCGCGGCTGCTCGTAGGCTCACAAAACCCACAAACATCTTGTAAAGTCGTGCAACTTCTGATCCAGATTCAACGTGAACATCACCCGTGGCTGGCGGCGTGTCATGGCCGTCGGCTGCTCCCACGGGTCGAGGGCCAACCAGAAGGCGCTCGAAGCCGTCCTCAGATTCCGAGACCAATACAAGCCAACCGAGATCATTCATCTCGGGGATGCTTACGATCTGGCTGCGCTCCGAGCAGGAGCGCTCTCCAACGCAGCATCGGAGGACGCAGCGGATGATTACATGGACGACATCGACCAAGGACGCCGCTTCCTCAACGACCTTCGCCCGACTGTCTTCTGCCTCGGCAACCACGATGAACGAGCCAAACGCTTCCTTCAGCACCACAACGCCGTCGTCCGGGGATTCGCCGAGGCCGTCTGGACCAGAATGCTCGAGCCGATCAAGCGGCACACCAAGGTCTTCGTCGAGCACCACGGAGTCCTCCCCAACTGCTGGTACGAGCTGGGAGGCTTCAAGTGGGGTCACGGGACGCTCTTCAGCGAGAACTTTCTCAGAGACAGCGCCGAGACTTGGGGCAACTGCGTTGTTGCCCACGCGCACCGCGCTGGACAGGCGACTGGTCGGAGATCCGATAACCCGCTGGCACTCTCGCCGGGAACTCTCGCGGATCTACCAGCCATGGAATACGCTCACAAACGGAGAGGCACTCTAGCATGGAGCCACGGAATCGTGTTCGGGGAGGTCAGCAAAGACCAAGCCCATCTCTACGTGCACCAATGGCCGCAGGGGGAGACAAGGTGGATTCTTCCAAGCTTCTAAAAGCCCTTCGGGATGAGCTGAAGGGACGCGAGGAGACTGTCCCGGACGGGTGGAAAAAATCCACGGAGTTCGCCGAGGACTGGGGATTCTCAATCAGCCACACAAACCGACTCATCACGATGGGAGTCAAAAAGGGTCTCATTGAGGTCCGACGGTTCCGGATCAACAACGGATCCCGCGGAGTTTTTCCGATTAACCATTACAGACCGAAAAAATGATCGCAGAAGGCACTAAGTTCCAGCACTCACGCTTCCCCTCCACAGTCGTCGAATTCGTTGCGGAGGCCGAGTACCGACTCGCAGAGATCAAGACCGCAGTCGTGATCTACCGCCGAAAAGAGAAGTTCTACGTCCGGCGCAAGACCGAGTTTCTCGCCAATTTTAAGCCATTGACAACACCGGCTTGATCTGGTCCTAGAGACCGCTAGATTGACCTCGTCCTCGCTTGAGGACACGGGATTTGCACCCCGGAACAACGCCATGACCCAAACAGAACCCCCAGTCCAGCCAGCATCGGAAGGCTTCACGGAGCATCTCCTGCTCCTGCGTTGTGCCTGTGCAAACCGGTGTTGGTTGGACTGGGGCTTTTGCTTTGAGCAATGAAGACCAAACGAAAGGCAATCTCCAAACGGATCCGCTTTGCGGTTTTTTCCCGTGACGGATTCGCTTGCCGATACTGCGGCGCAACCTCTGAAAAAGTGCAGTTGGTGTTGGATCACATCCACCCAGTCTCAAAGGGTGGAACGGACGAGCCGGAGAACCTTGTCACATCATGCTTCGACTGTAATTCCGGCAAGTCTGACAAGACGATCGAGCAGGCAGCTATCAACGAAACCCATCGCCTAGCACTTGCGCAGGAAATGAGGGAGCAAGCGCAGGCCCTAGAGGTTGCCAGAAAAGCTTCAGAAGCAAGAGCGAGACTGAGGCAGGAGATTTGCAACTACTACTGCGAATTGAGAGGCGTCGAATCAGTTAGCAGGTCTTGCCTCCAAACATACGTTTCTCTTGCCGAAAAGCACGGCCCAGAAACTCTCTTCCAGTGGATGGATTGCGCGGCTCAGTTTTTAAGTCAGCGAGCCAACGATGTCGACTTTGTCCGTTACGTCTGCGGGATCCGAAGAAACCAACTCGCCCAGCAGGAAGGAGGCGCAAATGCCTAATCGCTACGTCAGAGAGTCCGCGATTGAGTCCGATCGGGTCAACGCGCTGTCTTGGCAAGGGGAGGTTTTCTTTCGACGGCTTATTAACCGAGTCGACGACTTTGGAAGGTTCACAGCCTCAATCCCGCTTTTGAGAGCATCGCTGTTCCCGCTGCAACTCGATCGGGTTTCCGAAAAGGACGTTCTTCGTCTGCTGAACGAAGCCGAAGAAAACGGGCTTCTGGCGACCTACGAGATCGACGGCAAGCGTTACCTCTCGCTCGCCAAGTGGGAACAGGGACGCGCAAAAGCAAGCAAGTATCCACAACCACCCGCAAACATCGACGAGCGCCTGCAAACATATGTTTACAGATTCGGACAGATGAATGTGGATGCTCCCGACTCCGATCCCGATACCGACCACGACACCGATACCGGCTCCGACAACTTATCTTTGTCGGTTTTGGAGCAGGCCAAGACAAGAATCGGGTCTTGGTTCAAGCGCAGGCCTACGACTGGATGGCACACAAAGGAGGTCAAGGCTTTGAAGTCTGTCTTGAACTCAAAGCCAACGGACGAGGAATGGGATCTGATGGAGGCTCGCTACCAATCCGGGAACCAGTATCTCCGCCGGGACATTCTAACCCTGCTGAACAACTGGAACGGAGAACTCGACCGGGCTAGACAGCCGGAGCGATCCTACCAGCCCACCCTCATCGGAACCAGCACCCCAAGCGACGCCCCGTTCTGAACATGGAAACCATTGAGCACATCACTGCCATTTGCGAGGACTGCCGCGAGGCATTCGAGGCCGCAATCGCCCGCAGTCCGTTCGACTCGTCGCGCATCATCGCACGCCAGAGGCGCTGTGAGCCCTGCGTGACCGCATTTGAGGTGAGGATAGCGGACGAGGCCCGAAAAGCCCGCCACGAGGCAGCTAGGGCCCAAAGCGAGGCTGTTTGGGAAGACGTCTGTCCCAAACTTTACCGATCCATCGAGGAAGGCGGTCTCACGGACCCGATCCAACTTGCGAGGGACGTGGCGAAACTCTACGAGATCCTTAGCCATCCTCTCGGCCATCGCGGATTGATTCTTCGAGGCGACACCGGAGCAGGGAAAACTCGGGCAATGTACCGGCTCCTTCGGCGCTACCACGAGACATCCCCGAGGCCTTCCATGATCGCCATGTCCGCTGGAGAGTTCGACCGCGCCGCTCGGGATGCCGCCGGGAAGTTCCAGCTCACCGAGTGGTTCAGCCGGATTGCCAACGCGGACGTCCTCTTCATCGACGACCTTGGGAAGGGCAAATGGACACCGTCAACCGCGGGTCAGTTCTGGGAGGTCATCGACGCCAGATCGAAGGAAGGCCGTCCGGTCTTCATCACAACCAACTGCTCCGGAGAGACCCTCGTCCGCTCAATCGGCCTAGACAAGGACGTCGCCGAACCCCTTTTGAGACGCCTTCGGGAATCCTGCAAGGCTCTCGTTCTGCAAGTTAAACAAGACTAAACCATGATCAAACTCAGCATTAACGTCACGAAAATCGACAAGTCGCACCTCATCGAGGGCAAGTCCGGGAAATACCTCGAGCTGATCCTTAACGAGAACAAGCAAGGCGTTGACCAGTACGGGAACGAAGGCTTTGTCACGCAGGGCGTTTCAAAAGCCGCACGAGAAGCCGGTCAACGCGGTCCAATCGTTGGGAACTACAAGACCGTCGGAGCCAAGCCAAAGCCACAACCAACGCTTCCAATCGCCACCAGCAACGACAACCACGACGACGTCCCTTTTTGATATGAGCGAACGAGTTACCGTAAGGGAATATCAGACACGGCCCGGAGTCTGGGTCGTCGACGCCGACTTCGCGCACAAACTGGCTGAAGAACTGGCCGAGGCTAAGGAGCGCATCGAGCAACTCGAGGGTCTGCTGGCCGGGGAAAAGTGGATCGCCCAAGACGCTAAGGCGCTGGCCGAGGTGCTGCGAATCGTGGAGGCTAAGCCATGACCGATCATATCGGTGAGCCCGACGGAATGACTTGCCCTCACTGCGGCCTGCCTGCGGATCGCAAACAAAACGGGATCCAAAGCTATCGCTGCGGGTCGTCCTACTGCGAGACGTTCCGGCCTCAGTGGGCACGCTCCATGACGTGTATGGAGATTGAGAATAAAAGGCTTCGAGAGCGAATCAGTGTCATGGACGACGAATCTCTTCTGTCGAGCGACGTGTTTGAGACAGACAGGTCTATCAAGTGGGATCTGTCCCAGCAGATCGAAAAACTGAAACGCGAACTCCATGCGGCCAACGACCGCATCAAGCGGCTGGAGGAGGCTGGAGATGCGATGGCTCAGGACCACAATCCGTTTACCTTCATCGACTGGCAACGAGTCAAGGAGGTAAAGCCATGATCTACTGCATGGCTGGAATCGTACTGCTCACAGTCTACAGCGCGGTACTTACGTTCTACATCATCCTCACAATTGAAAAGCACAACATACTGTGCGGAGCTGTTAGAGACCTAAATGACAAACTGTCGAGGTTTGAACGCAGTGATGAGTGGGGTCGCCTTCAAAAGCCGTTATCCGATCACTACACACTAGGCACTGACATCGCGGCGAACAAGGAGATCAATCCATGAGTGACGAGACGCCAAGCCAAGTGGATCTAGTCGGCCAGTTGTACGACGAGAACCAGAAGTTGAAGGAATACGTCGCCCAGCTTGAGAAGCGTCTGACAGCCCTTTGGGCCAAGTACTACTCGGATGCAAACTACTACGGAAAACGCATGTGCGCGTTAATAGAAGCCGGAAACTCAATGTATGAGTTTATCAATCCTCCAACACCCTGCATGAGAACAACCAGAATGGACAACCTGTTGCAGGGATGGGATGACGCGAAGATCGCAAAGGAGGCCAAGCCATGAGTTGCGAAACTGCTGTCTTCGTCTACCGCAAGGACCACGAGGTTCGAGTCATGCAAATGAACTCGGCCATGATGATGGACAAAACCCTCAAAGAGGCTGGATGGGAGCACACCGCGACCATCGACTCTGTTGGGTTCATTCGCTGGCTGCTCTCAGCGCACCCAGACGAGGTTGCGGACGAAATCCGAGAGATCGGTGCGCCCTCCATCGAGATGCCAACAGACTGAACAAAACCATGACAGCGACACTCACATTCGACATCCCAGAAGAACGAGAACTCCACATCCGAGCCATCTACGGTATGGACTACCGCGGGCTGATCGCAGACCTAGACAACGAGTGCAGGATGGCGATCAAGCACGGACACAAGCACAAGAGCCCAGAAGAAACCCTGCAATGGGTGCGGGACTTCATTTGCGAGGGACTCAACGACATCCACGACATCGAGACATGAACCATCTTGTTGCCGTCACCAAAATGGTTGGACTGCTTCTGGTGCTACCATTAGCGGCTCAGATCGCCACGGAAAACCTGCCGCTGAGGCTCGAGGCACCACACAGCGCGGAGGATTACCAGTGGTCTCTGGGTGGACGTGTAATCCCCGGAGCTACCAATCAAGTCCTTGAGATCCCTTCCGCGCAAGAAGCCGACGCTGGGACGTACAGGGTGGAAAGCAGCACGGGACACTCTGCGCTCTTCAAGGTGCGCTTCCAGCGCAACGTCCGCGTGCAGGTCAACGGGGTGGACGTGCGAGGCGACAGGGTCAGCATCAGAGGGCCGTCACAGATCCGCCTATCGTCACCGCTTGGGCCATTGCCCATCCGCTACACGCTGGACGGAACCGAACCGACGGCGGCATCCCAGCTCTACCGCACGCCGGTGCTGGTCACCAACTCGTGCCTTCTACGCGCAGCAATCGTGATCCCAGAGGGGGATTCGATTCAGATCGTGCGCTGACACTTTGGCCTCGAGTGAGGCCAGCCGGATCATCGCCCCTCCTGCCAGCCTGTAGCTGGCCGCGGTGGTCCGGTTTCTTTTTTCAGAATCGACAGACCGAAAACGGGAAATAAAAAGCAGGCATGGACAGGCACGGACAGCCCACCCCCCAGATGGGAACCCTATGGGTCAAAACCCCTCACGCAGGGGCCAAATAAGTCGCGACGAGTCCCCGAGCGTAAACACTCCGCACCACGATAACCACAAAGGCCCCAGACTTGCCTGTAGTCGCGTTTTTGGAATCGAGGGATACTCCCGAGATGGTCAAAAAAACAGAGGCACCTCAAATCGACTCCTAGCGCGTCACCCAACCCGAAACACCCATCTCCGATGACAGGCCTCCAATTTACGCTCGAAAACCTGCCGCCAAATCTGATGCGCTGGACGGTCTCAAGACTGCGTGCGCGGACGGTCTCTCCGGAGCAGGTCGCCTCCCAGTTCTACCCCAACGAAAGCGACCCGCGGCGGAGGGTTGTAATCGAAGGGCTCCGCGAACTGTCGACGATGCCGGAGGCCAAACTCCCGGAGTGCGTCCGATGACACAGGCCGACTACGCCAGAGCCGCAGGGCTGACCCGAGGAAGGGTGTCGCAACTGGTCAAAGCTGGGATGCCGTTGACCTCGAAGGAGGCCGCAGATCAGTGGCGCGGCATGTCGGTCCAGCAGAGGGCTAACCCTACGCAGCCCGACGCCGGACCCTACCGTCCGCCCGAGGCACAGGCCCCACCCGACCCCGCTGCGATCTCCGCGGACACCCCTCTGGGAGCCTACGAGCGGCAAAGGAACATTGAGCGAGCAGCCTATGCCCTTGCGGCAAGGGCTTTAAAAAACGGTCAGCCGGACGCCGGACGCCTCGTGTCGATCCACGCGCAAGCAGCTCGAAACCTAACCCAAGCCCGGCAGGAGGTCCTAGACCTGTCAGAACGCGAGCGCACCCTAGTCTCCGGCGATTGGGTTCGGAAGGTCATGACTGAGCATGACGGCGCAGTCGCCACGCTCATCAAGTCGATGCCCAGACAACTCGCTGGCCGCATCGCACCTCACGACCCGGAGCACGCCGAGCGAGAACTGGAACGCTGGGTGCAGGACATTTGCCTCGCAACTCTTCACTCAACAGACCCGTGGAAATGAAACACGCCGACAAGATCGAACTGATCGAGATCGAGAAGCTGATTCCCTACGCCCGCAATTCCCGGACACACTCAGACGAGCAGGTCGCGCAGATCGCCGGAAGCATCCGGGAGTTCGGATTCACCAACCCGGTGCTCGTAGACAAGGACGGGACCATCGTTGCAGGTCATGGCCGCGTCATGGCTGCTCGAAAGCTCGGGATGGCATCGGTGCCGTGCCTACGGCTTGGTCACCTTACCGAAAGCCAAGTCCGAGCCTACGTCATCGCGGATAACAAGCTCGCGCTGAACGCAGGGTGGGATGAAGAGATGCTGAAGTCCGAGATTGCCGCAATCAAAGACGACGGCTTCGAAATCGACCTGCTTGGATTCTCTGACGACGAACTTTCAGAACTTCTGCAACCCGAGATTGTGGAAGGCCAAACCGATCCGGACCAAGTTCCAGAAGCCCCGGAGGAACCAGTAACAAAGCCGGGAGATCTTTGGCTGCTCGGGGAGCACAGGCTGCTTTGCGGAGACTCGACGAAGGCGGATGATGTCGAACGGCTGATGGCTGGTAAGACGGCTGGACTAGTATTTTCTGATCCGCCCTATGGCGTGGAGTTTCGCTCCAACATGAGCAAACGCTTTGATGTGCTGAAGAACGATGAAAAGATCTTGGAGATCGCGCCGGTTGTCTGGGAAGCGATGGCCGACAACACGGCAGCGTTCATCTGGACCAGCCACCACGTCTATCCGGTGTGGCGAGCGCAGTTTGAGAAGTTCTACAAGCAGACCATTGTCTGGCACAAAGGCGGTGGTGGAATGGGCGATCTCGACGGGCAGTACGCACTCGACTACGAGCTTGCCTTATTCTGCGCCAAGGGAAGCCCGAAGTTCCGTGGAAGCCGCGGCATGGCTGTCTGGCAAGTATCAAAAGACGCCGCATCATCCTATGTTCATCCGACGCAGAAGCCAGTGGCGCTTGCCGAACGCGCACTTAATGACTTCAGCGACAAGCGCGCTGTCGTGCTCGACCTTTTCGGTGGGAGCGGCAGCACTCTGATCGCCTGCGAAAAGACTGGTCGCCAAGCCCGCTTGATGGAACTGGACCCTCGTTATTGCGACGTGATCGTTAAGCGATGGGAGGATTTCACCGGAAAGAAAGCCGTTCTCGAGTCTGCCAATGCTGAGTGACCTCCAGCGCGACATCCTCGAATTCCGGCGTCAGCAGTACCGCCCGACGCCGCGGCAGACCGTCGTTGAGTGGAGCGAGTCGAATCTCAAACTGACGCAGCGGCAGACGGAACACCCGGGACCGTTCACGACTAGCATTCGACCCTATACGCGGGAACCAATGGAGGCTTGGAAGGATCCGTCTGTCTCGGAATGCACTCTCTGTTGGGGATCACAGACAGCGAAGACAACTACGCTGATGGCTGGTCTGGCGTGGCTGATCGACAACGAGCCTTGCCCGGCACTGTGGCTCATGCCGACAGAGAACCTTGCCCGGTCGTTCAGCAAAAGCCGGTGGCTCCCGATGCTCGAGGATGCCCCGGCGATGGTTGCCCATTTTCCGGCTGACAAAGACAAGCTCACGAACCTTGAGCAACACTTCGACCGCTCGACGTTGACGTTTGTTGGATCGAACTCACCGGCGAACCTAGCCAGCCGTCCCGTACGGGTGCTGATCGCAGACGAGGTGGACAAGTTCGCTTCGGCATCCGAAAAGGAAGCGGACGCCTTGGACCTCGCAGAGCAGCGACTCAAGGCTTTCTCGTCCTCAAAAGCTTTTCTGACATCAACACCAACGGTAACGGAAGGCCGGATCTGGCAACGGTTCCTACGCGGAGATCAGCGTCGGTTCTATGTGCCTTGTCCACACTGCAAAGTCCCGATCAAGCTCGAGTGGCGGCAGGTCAAATGGGACGAGACCGCAAAGCTCGAGGATGGGAAGTGGGACTTCACCCGGGTCCGCGCTTCCGCTCGGTACGAGTGCCAGTTATGCAAGGGCAACATCTCGGACGCGCAAAAGGTGGCCGCGCTTCGGTCCGGTGTCTGGATCGCGGAGAACAAGGGAGCTCTCCCCGGCGTGCGATCATACCACCTGTCGAGCCTCTACAGCCCGGACCGCAAATGTACATGGGGCCACCTCGCGGTTGCATTCCTTGAGGCAAAGGACTCGCTGCTGGGACTCCAAGGTTTCATCAACGGAAACTTGGCCGAGCCATGGGAGAACCAGTCAGCGCCAAGGCAACGGGACGAGATCGTTGTGGCTGGAGCGGAAGCAACGGACGAGAAGTCGATCAAATTCATGACGGTCGATTGCCAAGCGACCAGCCCGCACTTCTGGTTTGTCGTCCGAGCATGGGCTGACGATGGATCGTCCCGGACTCTCGACTCGGGATCTCTGGACACTTGGCAAGACGTCCGGGACAAACAGCTTGAGCACGGAGTGCAGGATGTCCATGTCGTGATCGACTCCGGCTATGATGCCCCAGCGGTTTACGCGGAGTGCCTGCGCTACGGCAGGTTTGCAAATCGCGCCGGACGAGTTCCCCTTTGGATCGGCTGGATGCCATCAAAGGGGATGCCGCGCCGGGGATGGCGCAACGCGAAGAGTGGCGTGGACGAACCGTTCTTCCTTCGCGGGATTGACCCACGAGTTGGCGACAACGCAGGAAGGCAGGGGTCGCTTGAACTCAAGCTCCTCGAGTTCGGCGCCGACGTCACAAAAGACATTCTCGAGCGCCTTCGCCGTGGCGGAACAAAAGTTCGATGGGAGGTCGTTGAGAAGGCTGCCAGCACCGACTACTGGCGTCACATGGACTGCGAGCAAAAGATCGCTCGCTTGTCTAGCGCCACCGGTCGGACGACTTGGACGTGGCTGCCGCGCTCCTCAAAATGGCCGAACCATCTCTTTGATTGCGAAGTCATGCAGGTCGCCGCCGCGCTCTTCCACAACCGACTCCGACTCACCGCCGATGCAGGCTGAACTACACACCGTCAAAGAACTGGCCGGGCTGCTCAAGCGGGCCACGTCCTACGTCTACGCGATGCGCGCGCAGGGATTCGAGATGCCGGGAGGCCGGGCGACACTCCAACAGGCCGTTGACTGGCTCCGAGAAAACCCGCACCCCCGGCAGAACAAACGGGACAGAACGGACAGCGGCGAGTGATTTGACCGGTCGACAGATCGGACTCTAGGCCGCCGGATTAGAGCGTGGCCGCCTCGACGCCATTCGTCCGCAGTTATCTCCGCAACCTTTGGGCTGAAGCCCAAGCTGCGAATCTGACGCTGCTCGCAAAACTGACGGCTCTCAACGCGTCGGCGGTCACAGCCGTTTCGTCTGGGAAAGTCCTGCAGAGCACGTCCGGGAATGGACGCAGCGTCACCTTCCAAGTCAACGGAACCGAGGGTGTCACTCCTACCGAGCTGGTGGAGATGCTCGACCGACTCATCAATCTCTACGATGCCGCGGTGGCTGCCGGGAACACGACGGACTCGGCTAGATACGCTTACATGCTCGCGGCGCTCCGGCCCATCACAGCGTATCACTCGAAGTTCCAGACTTTGCTCCGATGAACCTGTCTCAACGCATCGCCGCGGCTGTCCGGTTCGTGGTTTCACCGAAGGCCCGCTATGAGGGAGCCCGGCACTCAACCAGCCGCTCAACGCTTCACGGAAGCGTGCAGGCTGCTCGGTATGACATCGACCCCTACACCCGCTATGAGCTGGTCCGTAGGTCGCGCTATTTCGAGCGGAACAACGCATTCGTCAATCGCCTCGCGGACCTTTTCGAGCAGTACACCGTGGGGCAAGGGCTCGCCTTCTTCCCAGCCTCGCAAGATACCACGTGGAACGCTTCGGCTCTGCAGTATTGGAGAGACTGGACAAAGTTCGCCGATCTCTCTTCTCGCCTTTCGTTCGGGACGCTCCAAGGAGTCATCGCTCGTTCGCTTTTCGTGGACGGCGAGATTTTCGTTTTGCTGACCCGCGGTGAGACCGGAAACCCTCGGATCCAGCTCATCGAGTCTCACCGAGTTGAGACTCCGCCGGATGCCAAGGCCAACGTCATCGACGGCGTTGAGATCGACAGCCGGGGACGACCGGTGGCCTACCACATCGCCACCGAGGACGCCCGCAAGATCAAGACGTACAGCCGCGCCGCTGCGGAGTTCGTCGTGCACATCTTCGAGCCCGGACGCCCCGGCCAGTACCGCGGACTCCCAGCGCTCTACCCAGTCATGAACGACCTTCATGATCTGGACGACCTGCAGCTCCTCGAGATGCAGGCCGCAAAGGACGCGGCGCAGGTGCAACGCGTCATCAAGACCTCGACTGGGGAGGTCTCCGACGACGATCTCATTCGCGGAACTGTCACCGGATCCGACAACGTCGAGCGGTCCTCCTATTACAAGGATGTTTTCCAAGGCAGCGCCGTCGTGCTGAAGCACGGTGACGAGTTCCAGCAGTTCGCGGTTGAACGTCCCAGCGCTGCGACGAGCGGATACTGGGATTACCTCACCGCAAAGGTTTGCGCTGGCGTTGGCATCCCCAAGGAAATCGTCCTCCCATCCTCGATGCAGGGGACGTCGATGCGATCCGTTCTGGACATCGCGAACTCGTTCTTTAGGTCGCGTTCCTCGGTGATCGCTGACCACCTCAAACGCGTTTACGAGTATGTGATGGAGGTCGGCATCCAGACCGAGCCATTCCTGCAGCCCGCGCCGTCGGATTGGTATCGGTCGAACTACCGATCACCGCGAGCCATCAACGTCGACGTGGGGCGCAACTCCGCTGCTGCGGTTGCTGAGTTCAAAACCGGCATGCGGACTCTCCAGTCGATCTACGCTGAGACAGGCGAAGATTGGCGCGAGCAGTTGCGGCAAAAGGCGGCAGAAATTGCGTATGCCCGCGATCTTGCCACGGAGTTCAATGTCGACCGCGCCGAGATCATGACTCTCGATCCGAACGAGTTGTCATCGAACAACGCAGCCAACCCCACCGAATGAGCACTTGGTTCGACATCAAAGCGAAGGCTGAGGCCGAGGCTGACGTCTTTCTCTACGACGAGATCGGCGGTTTTGGCGTAAACGCTCGAGACTTCATCTCTCAGATCCGCGCTAGTGGGGCCAAGAAGATCAACTTGCGGATCAACTCCCCGGGTGGGTCTGTCTTCGACGGGCTCGCGATTTACAACTTCCTCAAGGAGCAGGATGTCACCGTGCAGGTCGATGGTCTCGCTGCTTCCATCGCTTCGGTCATCGCGATGGCTGGGAAGGAAGTCCGGATCGCAAGCAACGGATTCCTCATGATCCACAATCCTTGGGGTGGCGCGATGGGCGACTCCGAGGAGATGCGGCAGACTGCTGATCTCCTCGACAAGATCCGGGACAGCCTCGTCGGGACCTACGCCAAAAAGACCGGCAAGGACGCCGAGACCATCAAGCGGTGGATGGACGAGGAGACTTGGTTTTCCGCCGAGGAAGCCAAGGAGAACGGCTTCGTCGACACGATCACGGACGAGGTAGCGTTTTCGGCTTCTGTCCGCTCATTCAAGAAAGCGCCGGCGATCTTGAACAAGCCGAGCACGACCGCCCCGGATGCCGCAAAGCGCGCATTCCGCAAGGGCATCCAGCAGGTCGAGGACGGCAAGGCCGGTGACGGTCTCGAGCCTGCAACCGTTAGAGAGGCTCGCGCACTCGCTGCCGGTGAGACTCCGACCGATGCCAAGGTCCGAAAGGCCAACCGATGGTGGGCTCGCAACGAGCGCTTCCTCGATGCCGAGGCTGACAGTCCTGCTGACGTCTCCGCCAACCTCTGGGGAGGTGCTGCTGGCCGTGATTGGTTCCGCGCTAAGTACGCAGAGCTGGAGCTGCAGGAAGACGACGACGATCTAGACGACAACAACAACAACACAGACATGGAAAAACTTCTCAACGCATTGGCTGGGGTCGGGCTCGTCCCGTCTGCTCAGATCGACGAGGACGCTGCAGTCGCTGCGTTCACCGCTGCTTTCGCTTCGGTCACCGAAACTCACAAGACTGCAATCGAGGCTCTGACCTCCGAGCGTGACGCGCTCAAGGCCAAGCTCGACGAGGCCGCCAAGGTTGAGATCTCTAACAAGGTCGAGACCGCTATCAAGGAAGGCCGCATCAAGTCCGACCTCAAGGACCAGTGGATTGCTCAGATCTCTGCCGACTCTTCCGCGCTGGAACTCCTCAACTCGATCTCCGCTCCCGTCATCGGAGCCGAGCCGGTTGGAGCTCCTGCTGCAAAAACTTCGGTCGATCTCCGCGCTGAGTTCGACGCGATCACTGACCCCAAAAAGCGCTCCGCTTTCTGGTCCGCTAACAAGGCCCAGTTGCTGAAGAAGTAACCTCAACAAACACACAACATGCCCAATACCCTCGACTCCGGCCTAAATGGGACGCTGATCTCCCAAGCGGGCCTCGATGCCTTCGTCGGTGCTTTTGCTCCGATGCAGGCCTTCACCACTGACTTCGATCCGGCCCCGGCCTCGAAGTCTGACACGATCCAAGTGCCATACGTTCCGGCTGCTTCTGCCGCCGCTGACTTCTCCGGCACCTACACCCGGCAGGACTCGACCCTCAACAAGCGCACGATCACGCTGAACAAGCACAAGTTTGTGTCTTGGTATCTCAGCGATGTCGCCATCGCTAAGAGCCCCGCGGTTGCTCTCGAGCGCTTCGGCATGCAGAAAGGCTACCAACTCGCGAAGGCTGTTTTCCAAGACATCCTTTCGGCTGTGACCCTCGCGAACTTCGGCGCTGCCGCTCACACTGGTGTGGCCGCGAACTTCGACTTCGCCGACGTGATCGACATCAAGCAGGCCTGCGACGCCGCTGACATGCCCGAGGCTCCTCGGTCGCTGGTGCTCGGCTCGTCCTACTACAACGCGCTGCTCAAGGACTCCGTTATCAAGGACGCGTCCGCTCTTGGTGCGACCGCCAACCAGACCGGCAGCCTGCCGAATCTGTCCGGATTCATCACCTACCGCTCGAGCCTCGTTCCGGCAAACGCCGAGAACCTCGTTGGCTTCGCCGCCTACCCGAGCGCGATCGTGACCGCCATGCGGTATCTCCAGCCCTCTGGCCGTAGCCAAGACGGCGTGTATCGCCCCGTCGCTGACGAGAACACCGGCATTACCCTCGGTTACCGCGAGTTTTACGACAACGACAAGGGCGAGGTCGTGGCGGTGCTGGAGGCGTTCTATGGCTACGCACTCGGCGAAGCCTCAGCGCTCAAGCGTGTCATCAGCGCCTAATTGCCATGCGCTCCGCAATTCTGATCGCTGACGGCAAAGTGGTCCTCGGACCCTCTCCGGCCTCTGAGGTCGAAGCGGAGTTCAAGGCGACCGTGCAGCTTGGCGGGAACGGATGCAGCGTCATCGAGCTGTGGTCTGAGGACCGCGGTTGCGAGCGCAAGCAGAAGTTCGCCTCTGCTCCCAAGACGGCTGACAAGCCATCGAAGAAGAAGAGCTGACATGAACATCGCAGACACGGCACTCGCGCAGGGATTTGACGGATTGCTGGCAATCGCCGGTGACACCGTCACGTTCCGCGGAGTGTCCGTGTCTGCGGTTGTCGACTGGACGCCATTCGATGAAAAGCCTCCCGGAGCCAACCTCCCGGACTTCGACGAGCAGTCCACCAGTCGAATCGAGATAAAGACCAGTTCCGTGGCGTCGACTCCGATCGTCGGCGAGATCATCACGACCACTGGCCAGGTTTATCACCGAATCGCCAAGGTGAAGTTCAACGGGTCCGCGTGGATCCTTGAGTGCGAGGTGAACTTGTGACCGTGACCTTCCAGACGAACCTTGATCGGTTCAACGACGCGCTCTCCGATTACCTTGCGGTGACACGCCTGTCGACGCAGGAGGCGGTTGCGAAGAAGTCGGCGGACTTTGCGTTCCGTTTGAGCACGAAGATGAAGTCCTTTTCCCCGGGGAAAGGCGTCATTCGTGCCGAACGATTGGCCGCATTAAAGTCTGGAGAAGGCGTCAAGATTCGCCCGTCAGCTTGGGAGCGAGCCTACAAGACGCAGGGCGTTTCGCAGGACATCAAGACGCGCAAGTTCGCGTTCAATCGTCGCGGCAAAACCTACGGATCGAAACGGATCAAAGGTGGCAAGCGCTTGAACCTCCAAGCGATCGCCGTTCAGAAGGAACTCAACATCCGCGAGAGTGGCCGAGGGTTCCTCGGATACGCCACAAGGCTGAAGAGCGTCATCCAGAAGTTCGCGATCAAAGACGACATCGACGTCTATCGGATGCTTCTCGATCGGTACAACCGATTCCTGTCGTCTGTCGGTTTCAAGACCGATGCCGACAAGGCCGAAATGACTTTCAAGTGGGGCGGCAACAAATCTTCCGGCGAGATCGCTGTCGCACTGCAAAAGCCAAAGCAGCAGACCGCAATCGCCCAAGCCTTGGACGAAAGCCGCGCGGATATGCTCGAGTACATCCTCAAGCGCCAGAACCGCGCCAAGGCACCGCTGCGCTCAATCTGACATGCTCGCCATCGGATCCATCCAGTCGACGGTGAAGTCGCAGATCGACGCGAACGCGTTTTTCTCTGCGGCTCCTACTGTCGCCTGCATCATCGACGACGGAACGCAGGACGGAGCAATCGAAACGCAGCTTAGGTCAAAGGGGTTCGTGATCGTGCTACCGAACATTCTCAAAGCCGGACGGCGTGACCTTGGCGGTGGGAGACTCGCTCTCGACGCCGAGTTCGTGGTGCGTGTGCTCGCCAACCCTCACGTCAACACCGCGGTCGGAGGCGCAAATCGGAACGTGTATTCCGCGATCGGCGCGGTCGTTTCGTCAGTTCTTTCTTGGAACCCGGTGAATGCTGGGGACCGGAAGTTTGAAGCGGCGGCAGAGTGGCTGCAGCTCACAACGCAGGATCCCGGCCTCATGGCTTACGACCTGTTTTTCACGAAACTCTCAACCCTCAACTAGCAGAAAACACAAATGAACACCGGAGCAGTCATCCTCGGCAATCACGGCTTTTTCTTTCGCGAAGGCCTTTCCTACACCGTTCCGTCGGCTGGCACTTCCAGCCGTGCAACCAAACCCGGAGCCGCGGACACCGGCTGGGTTGATCTCGGAATTCTCTCCGAAGTCACCATTCAGCACGAGCGCGAGGAGCGCGACATCTTCGCGCCGACTCCCGGCGTGTTGCGCCTGTACGACGTGCTGGAGACCAAGCGCCAGCTCAACATCAATCTCACGGCGCAGGAGATGAGCCCGAAGGCTTTTGAGCTCATTTTCGGAACCGACTTTCTGACCTCTGCTTCGACGAACTACAACCCGCTTGAGGGGTCCACCAAACGCGGTTGGCTCAAGATTCAGCAGTACGGCCAAAGCGACGCCTTGTTCAACACGATGGATGTCTGGGTGCAGATGAAGGTCTCCGGCGAAGTCAGCTTCGGCGAAAATATCGTCTCTGTGACATTCGAGGCTCGAGTCCTGCACTCGACGCAGAACACCGGCACCCTCGCCTAAAAAATCAAGCCATGCCAGCCGACCCGATTACGCCCGGCTTGGCCGCGGCGTGGACTACGAGCGCTTCGGACACAATCCGTCCGAATGCCTTTGTCGATTGCGTTGTTCGGGTGCAAACGAACCTCGCATCATTCACTCCAGTTGCAGCGGTTCTCGATGGTGTCGACATCGGTGGCCCAGAAGCTCTAAAAAGCCAAAGGCTCGTTTTGTTGACTGCACAGTCAACGACGCATCAGAACGGAATCTACGAGGCCGCTGCAACTGGAGCCGCAGTAGCGTTTTCAGAAACCTATTCGGCTGGAGGATTGGCGACTAAGACGGGGCTCACCGCTGGGCGCTTGTATCACTGGGCCAAAGGCAACGGCATCACTTGCTCTAACGGAGTGATGACGCTCGGTTCGTCCGGGTTCATCGCCGCAAGTTCATCTGGAACATTGAGCTTCACAGGGCCAACCAACACCGCGACGACTGACATCCTCAAAGAGGCTGCTATTGCAAGAAATGCGCTCTTCAACGAGCCGGTCGAGCTGCCGGCTGGACTCACAGCGCGAGTGCTAGGCGGATCGTCTGCTGGGTCATTCTGGGTGCTTCAATCCGATGTCCCAACGGTTGGAGTTTCAGCGGTGACTTTTGCGCTTGCAACTAGCGGAAACAAGACGGTTGCAAACGACATCGTCAACAATACTGGAGACGCTGCTGGATCTAAGACTCCTTCTCTCCAAGAAGCGTTTACGGCATCCGGAGCGTCTGACAAAACAATCGCTAACAACGTCGCGAACAATACCGCGGACGCAGCAGGATCGAAGACCACGGCTCTTGAAGCCGCTTGGACTGTCGCTGGGTCGAGCAGCAAAACACCAGCGAACGACATCTCCAACAACACCTCGGACGCCGCGTCTCAAGTCGGGATTTCACTCGATGACAGTTGGACGGCTAACGGGGCGGATTCGAAGACTGCGACTCCAAACAACAACTGGGACAACAACGGTGCGACAAATATCGTCCTGCAAGGAGAGGTCGCTCCTGTCGCCGGTAACACCACACCGGCCAGCCCAATCGCTGTCCCGTTCAACACGACGCTTCTTGCAGGAACAAACTACCTCGTCGAGGTCGGCGGTCGTGCCTCGATCGTCACGGTTACGCTGCCGGATCCTCCGAGCCTCACGCAGCGCATCGAGATTGCGGATGTCTCCGGCCACGGATCGGCTTTCCCGATCACGGTAAACGCCGGAACAAAAGTCATCTCGGACACGAACTCGTCAACGTACAGCATCGACCGCAGCTACGCCGTGCTGGTGTTGTCTTACACCGGAACCGCTTGGAAGATCCTCTGATCCATGATCTCGAAAATTGAGGTGCAAACAACGGCGACGCTCGTCTCCGGAGCGAAGGAGCGGAACTGGCTCATGCTCCAGAACCAAAGCGACACGCCGATCTTCCTGTCGTTCGAGGGGACTTCGACAGTCACGATCGACTCTGGCGGCTCGCCGGGGATCCGCCTCGCTCCTTGGGAGACAATCACGTCCGACGACGCTGCCGGACGCTTTACGGGAAACAACTTGCCAATCTACGCCATCCACGGCGGCGCCGGGGTCAAAGTCCTCGCCCTCCACGAAGCCTAAGCCCGCAAAACCATGTCTTGGAATATTGAGAAACCCGGTGACCGCATCAATGGCCCGGTGACAATCACCGGAAACACGACGCTGACAGGAACCGCTACCATCAGCGGCGACCTCACGGTCGACACGTCGACGCTCAAGATTGATGCGACCAACAACCGCGTGGGTGTTAACACTGCCACCCCGTCGACTGCGTTTGACGTGGTCGGAGACGCTAAGGTGAGCGCAAATCTGCTGATCGGAAGCTCGTCGCTGGTCAACGGCCCGCTACAAGTCGGAAGCACCGGGATGGCGTCGTCGTATCTCCAAATGCTTGCCGCCCCGACAGGGTTTTCGGCAATTCATTTTGGAGATGCAGGCGCTGGCACCGCTGGTTCTTACGCTGGGTATCTGTTCTACGATCACACCGGAAACTACTTATCGTTCGGAACAGACAGCGTTGCGCGGTTCCTAATGTTAGGAAGCCAGTTCATGTCCTATAGCAACGGGACGGCTTCGGCACCTGTCTTCTCAATGGCAACAGATGGGAACACCGGCCTCTATTTCCCAGCGGCAGACACCATCGCGCTGGCGACTGGTGGCACCGAAAGGCTCCGTGTCGACTCCTCCGGCAACCTTGGGTTGGGGGTGACGCCTAGTGGAGCATACAAACTCGAAGTCGGTTCATCTCAAAGTTCTGTTTTTCTAGCAAGCACAGTTGGATATGGAGCAGCAAGTGAGCAGTACTCATCGTTTCGGTTTCACAATACGTCATTTTCTGGCGGAAACAGCGAAATCCGGAACATTGTAAACGGATCTGTCTCTGTAGGGTCTTCACTTTCGTTTTATACATCACAAAACGGAACTGGTGCCTTAACGCAGAGGATGACCCTCGACGCCTCGGGCCGCCTTGGCATCGGGACGGCGACGCCGACGCTTCCACTACACGTCGAGTGGAATGGGCAAGCCGAACTTCGTCTCAAAAGCACCAGCGCATCCGGACTGGCTGCCATTGGGTTCGTCGCAGGTGGGCAGACAAATCCGTGGTACGTTTACACGAACTCCAATCGAGACTTCATTTTTCAAGACAACACCACCGAGCGCCTTCGCATCGCTGCAAACGGAACCGTTGGATTGGCAGTCACTCCTAGCGGATGGACTGGCGGTTCCGTCCTAATGATGGCCCCTTCTGGTGCGATTTCATACATGGGAACCACAGGAAACATGGTTTCCAATGGATACTTCAGCGACCAGTGGCGGTTTTACGGAAACGGCAGGTTCTCGCAGTATTACCAAAACAACGGCGACCACGTTTTCTATTCGTCCGCGAACAACACGTCCGGGGCAGCCGCAGCTCTGACGCCTGTCGAGGTTGCGAAAATCAACTCAGCCGGAAGGTTTGCCGTCGGCTCGGCTGTTGCTCCCCTCAACGCGGCGCAAATCCAAGGCGCAGGCCAAGCGGCGACATCGGTTTCTGACTCCGGAGACGCATCCGCGCTGTTCCTTTCGGACACCGGTGGCGGCGTGAACAACGGTGGCCTGCTGTTGTTTGGTGCGGCAACCACCAACGGGCAGAGGCCTCACGCTGGGATCAAATCGCTGCTGAACAACGGTGGTGCGAATGGCACCGCTGATATGATTTTCGTCACGAGGACGGCGACTGGAGACGCCACGCTGTCGGAGAAAATGCGGCTGACGACGGCCGGCAACCTTGGGTTGGGGGTGACGCCGAGCGCGTGGAACACATCGTTTCGGGCGATCGAGTTTTCGAGCGCAAGTCTGATGTCTGGCACCAATGGCTCGGTTGCCCAGTTGGGTGCGAACACATTCATCAACGCTTCCTCTCAGTACATTTACAAAGGCAACGGAAAGGCTGCCATCTACCAGCTCTCGAACGACGGGCTGCACGTCTGGTACAATTCCGGAACCTCGAACGGAACTGGTGGCGCTGCTTATTCTCCGCTGCAAAGAATGGTCCTCGACGATTCCGGAAATCTGCTTGTCGGAATGAGCACCGCAGCAACTTCAAGCTCCAAGACTTTGCACCTCGGAAACGCTACCGCTCCGTCGGCCAATCCTTCGGGAGGCGGTGTCCTCTATGTGGAGGGTGGTGCGCTCAAATACCGCGGATCCTCTGGAACGGTCACAACCATTGCCAACGCTTAAACCATGAACTGGAAAATCGAACAAATCTGGGTCAAGCCGGTCGACGGCGACCTCACCAACGTCGTCGTCACTGCCGCTTGGCGGTGCAACGGAGAGCAGACCTCCGACGGCAAAACCTACAGCGGGACGTGCTACGGCACCGCGTCGTTCTCGCCTGCAGATCCTGCGGCGTTCGTGCCGTTAGGTGACCTCACCGAGGCTGAAGTGCTCGCTTGGGTTTGGGGCGCTGGCATCGACAAGGTTGCCACCGAGGCCTCCATACAGCAGCAGATTGACGATCAGATCACGCCTGCCATCGTTGTCCCGCCGCTCCCGTGGGCGGTCTAACAACGAAAGCAAATGGAACCCAAGATCACCCTCGAACTCACCTCTGCCGAAGCTCAAGCGCTCGTCAACTGTCTCGACATCGCAACCAAGGCAGGCGGCCTCCAAAACGCCCGCGTCGCGTTGCCGATTGCTGAGAAGATCATGATCGCGGCTGAGGCTCTGAAGCCCCAGACCAATGCAGTCGAATGATGTCACAAGCCATGTTCACGACGTGCGAGATGGAGCGATCGGGATGGCCTCTGGGCTATCCTCTGCGCTGATCCACTGGCTACGACCGCTTGGCGAGGTCGCGTCCCATATTGGCTCCATCGCGACATGCATCATCGCGTGCATTATGCTCTACCGCATTCTGCGAGGTCCCAAAAAGGACGAGAAGAAAGACCAACCCAAGGAAACGAATGACTAACTGGAAGACTACTGTTGCCGGAATCGGCGCGATCCTCGTGGCTGTTGGCGGCGCTCTCGTGGCGCTGTTCGATGGCAACCCCATGACCAACGTAGATCTCACGGCGACCATAGCCGCGGTCTCCGCTGGCATCGGTCTGATCGTGGCTTCGGATTCCTCGAAGCCCAAGGCCGAGTGATTCTGGACTGGATCACTGAACTGTATCGCGAGAGGGGAGCCACCGACGGCTCCTCTCTCTTTGCAGTTGTGGCGGTCGAGACGGATGCCTCCGGCCATTGGCTGATCTACCGAGACGCTCACGACTACGCAGCCAAGACGCACCGGATGCGCGGAACCGAGTTCTTCGAGCGTTTTGAGGCAGTTGCCGCCCGCGGATGAACTGGATCGAACAGATCATCACTGCGCTGCTCAAATGGCTGCACGGACTCGCAAGAGAGGACAGAACCGTTGAAGAAGCCAAAGGCCAACAAGATCTTCGCGACGATCTTCGCCGCCGCATTGACGATCACGAGCAACGGCTGCGCCAGCCGAGTGATTCTGATCCCAAGCGGTGATCCGGTTCGACTGGCCGAACCAGTCAAAGCCCGCGTCTGGGTCCCGGACTCAAGCGGGAAGATGGTTCGAAGCCAGAACCGCGTCACGATCCCCGCAGGCTGGTACGCTTTGCCCCGTAACTAGAAACCCAAAATGGACAACAAAACTGAAACCATGCTCGGTGGCCGCCCTGTGGTCGCCGCTTACCTAGACGGCACCCACGAAACAGTGAAGGTGCAGCAACTGCTGATCCGTCAGCTTCCGGAATACCTCGCAGCCATCGACAACGAGAACAAGCTGGTCGAATTGCTCTGCGACAAGCCTTCGGGATGGTCAGACAACCTCCGCATTGAGTCGCACGAAGCGATTCTCGCGGCGGGGGAGGAGTTGAACTCCGAGCGTTTTTTCGCGTGGCTTCGCCGGAGGGTTTCCCGGCAGGAGCAGCTGGTGCCGGGGTCAAGCGGCGAGTTGGGAAGGCAGCTTCTGTCAACCTTGCCGACTACGTAGCGGAGTGCGCGGTCCGCTTAGGGATGACGGTCTCCCAAGCCGTCGATCACAGTCCGGCCCAGCTTAAACTTCTGATGGAGGCAGCCTCTCGGATTGACGCATCCGATGGGCTCCTCAGTCTGCACGTCACCTACGCCGCGACAGTTGCGACGCAGGTGAAGGAGGGTCGCCCCATTATGGAGCGCCTCCAGAAGCAACTATTGAAGAAAGCGAAGGGCCATGGCTGACACAAATCTGCGGATCAAAATCGGACTGACTGGATCGGCGGAAGTCGCGTCCGGACTCAAGGCCATTGGCGGCGCTGCCAGCAGCCTCAAGACGAGCCTTCTAGCCATCGGCACGGCTCTGGCAGGGGCTGCTGGTCTCGGAGCCCTTGGCGCGGCTGCTGTCGCCACTGCGAGGCTAGGCGGTCAACTGTCTGACCTGTCGGCCCGAACTGGGATCTCCGCCCGGTCACTGATTGTTCTGCGGCAAGCCTTCCAAGACGCTGGAGTGGGTGCCGAGGCTGTCGGCGGAACGATCAACCGCCTACAACGCACGATCGTCGAGGCCGCTTCCGGGGGTGGGGCTGCTGCGGATGCATTGGCTGGCCTCGGGATCTCCGCTCAGAGCATCGCCACGCTCGCGCCGGAGGACCAGTTTTCGCAGGTCGCCGCGGCAATCTCCGCAATCGCAGACCCGGCCCAGCGCTCCGCGGCTGCCATGGCAATCTTCGGGAAGTCTGGGGCCGAATTGCTGCCGCTCTTTTCCGAAGGCGGAGCGATCCAGAACGCGGAGAAGGTCCTCGGCAATATGCCGGACGTCCTGTCCCGGAACGTCCCAGTTCTCGACGCGATCTCCGACTCGTTCGATCGGCTACCCAACAAGGCGACCCAGTTGTTCGCCGGGATCCTCGATCAGCTTGGCCCCACGGTGCAGGCCGTCCTCGAAGCGTTCGAGTCGATCGACCTCACTGGTATCGGCCAGAAGATCGGGGCCTTCGTCAACGTGGCGATCGACGAGTTCAAGGCTGGCCGCTTCGGTGACTTCATCGCGTTAACAGTCGAGGCTGGATTCGAGCTGGGAATCAACGCTGTCGGTTCGATGTTCGCGAAGCTCCGCGACTACCTAAGCTCAAGCACGTTCTGGATCCAAGTCGGCAATGCGCTTCTGACGTCAATCAACGCCGCGATGAAGGGCGTCGTGACGCTGATCCTCAATCTGTTGGTGCCGTTCGCTGCCGTCTTTGATTACGTCAAAAACGGGCTGATCTACGCATTCCAGTCGGCGGTCAGCGCTTTCAACACGGCGTTCCGGACAGCAATCAACGTCATAATCGAGAAGCTCAACTCCTCGTTCGGGGCTCTCGGCGTGAGCATCCAGAAGCTACCGATGGCCGTCGAAGAGGCTTTCGAGGCTCCGGACTTCTCCAAATCTTGGGACATCGCAAAGCAGGGAGCGGAAGCTGGCACCGAATACGCACGCGAGTTCTTCGATTCATCGACGCAAGCGTTCCGGGAACTAGGTGGGATCTCGGACTTCTCGGTTGGAGATTCTGCGCTCAAGCGGCTCGACGAGCTGATGGCATCCCGCCTCAAGGGTCGCGAAGACACTGCAGGTGCAGGCGCTCCAGTTCCGGCAAAGGGTGGCGGTGCAGAGCCCCCGATGGACATGGCGGTCACTCTCAAGGAGCGAGAGATCGACCTCACTCGGAAGCTGGACATCATAAATGAACGCAAGGCCCGGGTTGAGAACTCGTGGCTGACGACGAGCGCGGAGAAGTTCGCAGTTCGCAAAAAACTGCTCGAGCAGGAGGCCGAGATCATCGAGTCCGAGATCGCGTCTCTCGACGAACTCAGCAAAAAGGCGCTCCCGTCCGAGCAGCTCGCAATCGAGCAACGGATGGCGAAGCTGCAAAGTCGATCCGGTGGAATCCAGACCGAGAGGATGGGAATGGGTCCAGACCCGGAGTCGTTCTCGGAGAACTTCTCGGCTACCCTCATCAATCTCCAGAACCAATTCGGCACCGTTGCCCAGCAAATGGCCCAGACGTTTGCTGACGTGTTCAACGCAGCGACAGCGTCGATCTCCAACAGCATTCAAGGGCTTATCTACGGCACGATGACTTGGGGCGCTGCGCTCGCGAACATTGGCACCGGGATCATCAAGAGTCTGATCCAGTCGTTTGCGGACATGGTGGCGTCGTGGATCATGTCGCATGTGATAATGAAGGGCGTGCTGACTGCGTGGGGAGCGTTCAAGTCTCTGTTCGTCGCCAAAGACGTGGCTGTCTCAAACGCCGGTGAAGCTGCAAAGACTCCAGCGCTCGCGACGAATGCGACACTGGCATCCATCAGCTCATGGGGAATCGCGGTCGGCGTCGGACTCGCTGCCATTGCCGCAATCCTCGCTGCCACTGGAGCGTTTAAGGAGGGTGGCTACACCGGCGACGGCAATCCCAACGACGTCGCTGGCATCGTCCACCGCGGCGAGTACGTTGTCCCGGCTGACGCTGTAGACCGCATCGGTGTGGGTACACTCGAGGCGATGACATCCGGAGGACCTGCGACCTCTCCGATGTTCACCAGTGGTGCCGCTCCGGCTCCGATCACGCTCAACATGGGCGTGTTCGACGATCCTCGTCGCCTCTCTGATTGGGCTCGATCCAACGAAGGGCGCACGGTTCTCATCGACATTCTGAAGCAACACGCTCACGAGTTCACCGCCTCATGATCGCAACGACCATCAACTCGATCGCAGCCTACCTCGTAAACGACGTCCCAGACTGGGAGTCGAGCGTCAGAGCCACGTTTGAGGCTGTCAGCCAGTTCGAGGAGTCTCTGTCCGGTCACGAGGCACGCAGACCGCACGCGCACACAATCCGGATGCGGCTCCAGCAGTCCTACACGCTGGAGGGATCAACCGCTTTCACGTTTGCCGCGCTGCTCAGAGACTACAAAACGCAGCCGATTCTTGTTCCGCTATACCAGTCGAGCGTCGTCTGGTCTGACAGGGCAAACGCTCCGATCACCGGGAAGCTCAAGCTCGCGCACAAATCGGATTGGTCGCAGTGGGAACTCTACACGACCGTCGAGCCCGGTTGGGTGCTCGCGACGGACTACGTCTGCCCAGTCGTCTGGGGCCGTCTTGAGTCCACTGAGGTCCGGTGGCTCAACGATTCGGTGGCCAAGTTCGAGATGGATCTCATCGAGAACGGTCCAGAGGAATACGCCATCAGCGCGAAGGAATATGCCTTCGACGACGGCCCGAGTACCGCCGGATGGGACGCTCCAAACCGATGGGTCGGACCCGCTCTCACGGAAGCGGACAAGCCATATCGTCCCGAATACTACAACGAGAACACAGGAGCCTACACTCCCAACACGTTCACACCGCTTGCCAACACGGGCACAAACGCGGCTTTGCGAATAAACTGGGTTCTCATAGCGCAAGGGCGCGTCGAGCTTGCGGAGGGTATATACACGCTCGGCGTGACTGGGTCGACGGATCCATCATTTTACGCTGCACCGTACAATATGATTTTGTTCGGAGACACTACTCCGATTCTTAATGGCAAAGGCTACCCAAAGGACAACGTCAAAATCATTGGGCGCGGAATCGGAAAAACGACGCTCCGAATCTGTGACAACAGCCCGCAGTTGAGGGCCGGAGGTGTCGGAGGAATGCCGGGAGACATCATGCGGATGATCTACTCGACAGCCCCATCCGGAGTTCCGTTCGGAGGTCAGCCATGCAACAACGCACTGATCAAAGGCATCTCGTTCGATGCTAACCACAACGAAGCCAACAACAACGGATACTCAAAAAACTGCATCTCTGTTTTTGGTTCTGGAACCGTCGTAGAGGACTGCGAGTTCTTAAACGTCGGTGTTGGTTCGACTGATCTAGTTGGAGGCACTCCAGAATCTTTCACAGTCTTCGCGAAACTTTCGTCCTCAAACGCAGACGGATCGCAGGGCGCAAT